ATGACCCAATACAGTGACAACCAAAACCCTAAAAGCGATGCACACTCTCCAATAGTCACCGTCAATAATGCACCCAGCGATCAGCCTGCAACGCTCTGGTTAATCGACGATGATGCAGCGCTGCGTATGGTATTGGCCGATACGTTTGAAGATGCTGGATTGACCGTTATCAGTTTTACCCAAGCGCAGGCAGCATGGACTCGGCTCAATGATGCGCTAAAACAGCAAGAATCAGCCACACAGCTGCCAGACGTAATATTGACTGATATTCGTATGCCAATGATGGATGGATTGTCATTTAGTGACTGGGTACACCAGCACTTTCCGGACATGCCGATTGTCATTATGACAGCGCACTCAGACCTCACCTCTGCGATTAATAGCTATCAGACCGGTGCGTTTGAATACTTGCCAAAGCCCTTTGACCTAGATGATGCTGTTGCCACTATCTATAAAGCGATCAACTACCAGCCAAATATGGCGTTAGCTCATTATTCGAACGAATCTGATACCCATATCGCGACTGACGCGCGCGCCGACAGTGATATAACACCTGAAGCACCTACCAGTACAAACTCTAAACACAGCAAAAATAAAGCTGAGGTGACAACTGCCTCTAAAGCTAATAGCAATCCGAGCGGTATCATCGGTCAGTCACAAGCCATGCAAACCGTGTTTCGTGCCATTGGTAGATTGGCGCAGTCCCCCATCTCGGTCTTAATTACTGGAGAGTCAGGAACAGGTAAAGAGTTGGTTGCCAGTGCCTTGCATCAGCACTCACCGCGCAAACAGCAACCATTTATCGCACTTAATATGGCAGCCATACCACATGATTTGATTGAGTCTGAATTATTTGGTCACGAAAAAGGCGCGTTCACTGGTGCAACGACAACTCGTCAAGGACGTTTTGAGCAGGCTAATGGCGGTACGTTATTTTTGGACGAAATTGGCGACATGCCCTTTAGTACCCAAACACGTCTGTTACGCGTACTGGCCAATGGCGAGTTTTATCGCGTTGGTGGACAGCAGCCGATCCAAGTAGATGTCCGTATCATCGCCGCCACTCACCAGAACTTAGAAGAATTAGTCAAACAAAATCGTTTCCGTGAAGATTTGTTTTATCGTCTCAATGTCATTCGTCTACCGCTGCCACCACTGCGTAAACGCCCCGAAGACATTCCTGCATTAGCGACCTACTTTATGCAGTCGGCAGCTGAGCAAATGAACACAACACCGAAACATTTGCATCCTGCGGCCTTACAGATGATGCAGACCTTTGACTGGCGCGGCAATGTGCGTCAACTTGAGAATGTCTGCCTATGGCTGACAGTGATGGCCACGGGCGACACCGTGATGGCCACAGACTTGCCACCAGAGCTATTAGAAAACACGCCTCTAGACTCAGAGCTAGACCAAGAACACGACTCGTCACCACAAGCAAATGCAGAAAACCCTCAACTGCAAAATAAAGACGACTTAAATAATTACAGCCAAAATAATCAAGTCACTCACACTCCTGCCAGTCCAAATTGGCAAAAAGCTCTTGCTATCTGGGCTGAGCAGTCTCTCAATACAGGCGAAACTGATATTCTACAAACGGCCACGCCTGAGTTTGAGCGGGTCTTGCTAACAGCAGCACTCAACCATAGTGGTGGCAAAAAGATAGAGGCAGCAAGTTTACTTGGTTGGGGTCGCAATACCCTGACCCGTAAATTACAGCAGTTAGATATCTCTGCACCCAGAGTGCCATCCAAGGAGTAAATAAAGGCTTAAAACGCAATATTAAAAAGCCATTAATATCAATTATTTATAAAAATACGTGAAAATAAATGCAAAATAACTAAAAATAATCGCAAATAGGGGTTGACCAAAAATTCAAACTCTATATAATAGCCAACCACTGAGACGCACTACCGAATCAGTTAACTGTCTAGATAGCGTTTGAACTTAATCGCTTTTGATGATAGAGTAACGGAAAATGGGGCTGTGGCGGAATTGGTAGACGCACCAGATTTAGGTTCTGGCGCCGCAAGGTGTGAGAGTTCGAGTCTCTCCAGCCCCACCATTTTCGGATAGTGATAAAAGTTCTCAAACCTATACTAGACCTGCTTTCGAGCAGGTTTTTTTATGTCTGCAATTTGAGTCTAATCCCACGATGGGATAGACCGTGGGATTGCACAGAACTGACCTATCACCCGCAAACCTTGTGTTTATTCGCGTACAGCGCCTTAACTTCTACATCCCATATATTTTAGCGTGGGATTGAGTATAAATATTCGTCATATCTCGTCATTTAAAACATCTAATTATCTGCCCTGCCCCTAGTTACGCTAAAGCCACCGCCAGGATCGTCATGATCGTCGAAAACCATGTTTTTTTATCGTGGGCGAGGCGGGGCTTCGATTGCGTTTTTTGAAAGCCAAAAAAAATCCGCTCGATTTAGAGCGGATATATTGATCTTAAAATTGGTTATTTAATCTTCATCTTTGAGTAGTGAATAGTCTTTGAATCTGATTACTTCCTCACCTAGCCAATCGTTAATCTGTAGCATCGTCTGTTGTAAAGGCATAAGCTCATTGACTGCGAAAACTCTGGCCGCTTTGATTAGATCACCAAAGCCCGCCGCATTGGTCGGTGACGCCCCCATCAGTTGAGGTGGTACTCGATGAGCAGCTGCAATATCTATTCGACTCGCTTCTTTGATTTTAAAGAAGTCATCATTGGCACTGACTTCACTGATCGGTAAGATTTGGATTCCATCCTTTTTACCGTTGGGCGAATACATGAATAGGTTACGAAAGTTACCAGGGCCTTTGCTGTCCTTCAAAGCTTTACGGATTGCATCGATGTCTTCTTTGTTTGTTGCTGGATCATTGATGTATAAGATGTACCCCGCATGACTACCATTCAAGTAATACTTACGTCTGAATAACGTCGCTGACTCATCAAGCCATGCTGCATTTAATGCGGACAAATATTCAGGTGCACCATACACTTCTTGATTAACATCAGGCTCTATAATATGGCAGATATTCTCTGCTTTGTACTTATGGGGTTCGGCCCAGCTATGCGTGGCAAAGTAGTAGCTTTCGCCGTCAGTACCCACACGCATGTACTTACCTAGTGGTACGTTTAGCTTCATAGTTTTTTTTGATCGTGACTGTACTCGCTCAACGTATGCGTTGCCAAACGTCAAATGATCTAGTGCAAGCTTACTGAAATCACGATGTGATAGTAAAGGATGCGGTATAAAAGTACTGGCCAAGATATTGCGCTTAACAAAAATTGCACTACTATGATGTGGTGATGCTCTCATGGTTTTAGACAAGGCATCTGGATCGTATGGCGGCGCATACCATAGTTGATGATTATGACATTCACCCCAGTACAGACTTTGCCACTGCTCCATAACTGGTATCGGATCGCCAAACGTGAAAGCCTCCATACCAGGCATATCTACTGCATCAAGGTTTTCAGTTTCATTCATTAATATATCTCCAGTGCTGATTCGTCATCACCTTGAGCAATTGCCAAGGGTTCTCTATGTAGTGCATGCATAAGTGCCCACGCTAAGTCAGCATGACCAGTATCTTCATTGCGATCGGCTTTATAAGTAACTGCCCTTTCGCTATTGGTAATTGTTTTATGGATCGATGTGAAAGCCCCTACTACATCTGTCCATTCGTGATCAAAGGACAAACGGCCCTTCTTGATAACGTCTTTAGTCTTCAGAACAAACTGCTGTTTGAGCTCTGGGCTATAGTGTAGTTTGACGGCTTGCGGGTAGAACTTAATCACTGACTGATAAACACCAATGCCAAGGCCGGTCACATCAATCGCTATATATTCAACGTTATATTTCTCCGTCATCTCTCTGATGACGTTTGCCTGTGCTTCAAAGTCTGGGTTTTTAAACTGCAAACGCTCTATACCGCGTATCATGCCGTTTGGTGTACTTGGTGCTGCTAATATTACAAGTCCAGCGCTATCACGGCTCAATGACGGATCATAGCCAAGCCATACTGGCTGATTACCAAGTGGCCTTGGCGTGTAAGGCTTCCAGTCATCCCATATCTCTAATGTATCGACCATGCATGACTGTAGTTCGCTGACACTGAAAGCGGACAACGTGTCATCAATAAATTCACACATCAGCAAGTTATTAAACTCGTCCTCGCTGTATTCCATGCGTAAATCATCAATATCAAATAGATCACAACCGCCTTTCATCGCGTCATACACATTGACGATTTGACGCCACTGCTTGTCACCGCAGACCTTGCCATTCTTCAGATTATGCGGAGTCACATCTATTTCGATGCGATCGTCACCTTTACGGCCACGGTTATACAGTTGGCCAGTCCAAAATTTATATGCTTGATGTTGCTTGGATGATGGTGTCGATATGTATGTCTGACGCCATTTTTTGTGCATGGCCATACCTGATGCAACTTTTCTGAATTCAATAAACTTATGAATCCAAAAATATTCGTCCATATATACGTTGCCGTGATACGACTGCGCGGTACGGCTGTTTGTACCTAAAAAATACAGGCTTGCGCTGTAGTCCTTTTCTGGGCCTTCGATGTTGAGTGTAATTGGATCGCCAGTCAGCTCGATCCCTGCCGTTTCCATCGCCCATGCAATGATGTATTCGCGGAATACACGCGCTTGCGCCTTGGATGCGGATAAAAATATTTGATTACGGCCAGTCTCAATGGCATCAAGAAATGCCTCGCGTGCGAAATACCAAGTTGCGCCAATTTGGCGTGATTTTAATAGGTTACGGATACGATTAGTGAGACCTGCGCTGTACCAGACTTTTTGATAATCAAACAGGCAATCACGGAATGAGTCTTTGAATTTATCGATATCATCTATCTGTATGACGTTTGAAGGGTTTTTTTGTCCTGCTTTGCGCCCACGGTTGGATAGGTTGGGATTGAGATCCGACTGTTTGCCAGACTCTTTATATTTATGGATCTTGGCCATTCTCTCTACTTGACGACCAAGCAGGTCAATCTCTTTGAAGTCTTTACCAGTCTTATCGTCTTTGTTAATCAGCTGTACCAATCGCGCTTCGAGCGTGGACTCTACTCGATCTAGAGGCTTTGCTTCATCCCAACCGTCTGATTTTTTCCATCCATCTACGGTCGTGCGCGGTGTACTAACCATTTCTGCAATCGCGCTAATACTCCAACCTTGCCAATAGAGACCACGGGCAACGGTTTTGGGGTTCTCTCCAGTCGGTAGGGTGATAAGGGCAGACATTAACGCAGCTCATAAGGGTATGACGCTACTTTGGTTTATCAGCCTCTCTATATCATGCTTGTTTTGCGTGTATTTGCTCAATCCACGCTTTTTTGTTTTGTTTTTGCATATCGCAATAGGTCAAAGTAAAGCTTTAAAAATGACTTCCCTTTTATCTAACTCATGGACCGTCTATGACTACCAAAACTTTTCGAGTTGCACGCGCTGGCCAAACTACGGACGGCCGTGAAATCACTCGCGAACAGATAACTCAAATGGCCGCCAGCTATAATCCAGAAGTATACGGTGCACGGGTAAATTTAGAACATTACCGTGCAATGTTCCCAAATTCTGACTTTCGCTGTTATGGCGATGTGATATCGCTATCGACTGAAGAAGTTGATGATCATTTATATCTATTGGCAGAAGTTGATCCAACGCCTGAATTGATCGCGCTCGCCAAGTCGAAGCAAAAGGTTTATTTCTCTATTGAGTTCTATCCAGAATTTGCTGATACCAAAGAAGCTTATATGGTTGGTTTAGCTTGTACCGATAGTCCTGCCTCACTTGGCACCAGCTATATGAAGTTTTGCCAACAGAACCCCGACGATAGCCCCTTATCTGCTCGCAAACAAAACCCTGACACCTACATTTCCACTGCCGAAAGCGCTTGGGAGTATAAAGAAGAGCCAAAATCAGTCTTTGCAACCGTCAAAGATATGTTTGCCGCACCTGTCACACCTAAAACAGATAAAGACAAAGAGCTGGCCACCGCACAAGCTTTTGCTGAACTGCCGGCAACCATCAAAAGCTTCCAAGATGTTATGCAAACAATGGCAAGTTCTATCGACACGATCAACACCTCTATTGGGCATTTGAACACCACGGTATCTGATTTTGCTGAAAAGCAAAACGAAGTTGAAACGTCTTTGAAGAGTGTGCAAGACAATCTTGATAATACGCCTGAAGACAATTATACCCAGCGTCCAGCTGCAACCGGCTCATCTGATTACGTCAAATCTGACTGCTAATACTACCTAATAGCAATACTTAACTGACTACTACACACATTAGGACTTCCCCAATATGAAAAATACTACCCGTCAGCAATTTAACGGCTATCTTGAAAACCAAGCACAGTTAAATGGCGTACCGAATGCAACTGATCAATATACCGTCGTCCCTTCGGTTCAACAAAAGGTTGAAGAGCGAATTCAAGAATCAAGCGAGTTTTTGAAAAAAATTAATATTACGCCAGTAACTGACCAAAAAGGTGAGGCATTGGGGCTTGGTATTAGTGGTGGTATTGCAAGCCGTACAAATACCAAATCTGGCAAGCGTCGTGAACCAAAGAATGTCGGTGAAGTCGGTATTCTTTACACTTATGTCTGTGAGCACACAGATTTCGACACTTCTATTCAGTACAACAAAATTGACAGCTGGGCACGTGATCCCAAATTCCAAGAGAAAATTCGTGATGCTGTATTAAAGCAACAAGCACTTGACCGTATAACAATTGGCTTTAACGGTACTGAAGTAGCTGTTGAGACTGACATTGATGTTAATCCTTTATTGCAGGACGTTAACATTGGCTGGTTACAAAAATGGCGCTCTAATGCTCCAGAGTCAGTGATGACAGAATCTGAAGCTGGTACCGGTCAAGTGACAGTAGGTGCGACTGCAACTAGCTACAAAAACCTTGATGCGCTAGTAAAAGATTGTGTTGATCAGCTGATTGATCCTATTGTTCGCGATGATAGTGCATTGCGCGTTATCTTAGGTCGTGATTTAAAACAATCACGTGACTTTAATATGGTCAATGACAACAACACGCCCAGCGAAGTCATCGCAGTAAACAGCCTATTAATGCTAGATAAAGTCGGTGGTGTGCAGATTGAATCTACTCCTCCTAATTTCCCAGCTGACGCTATTTTAATCACACCACTCGATAACCTATCTATTTACTATCAAGAAGATAGTCGTCGCCGTCATCATAAAGATGAGCCTGAGTATAGTCGCGTTGCTTTTTATGAATCAGATAATGAAGCGTATGTGGTTGAGAACTATAAGGCGGGCTGCTTGATTGAAAATGTTGTACTGGTCTAACCAGTACAGCAGTTTCGCAATCTAATGTAGCCAAAAGACTCAATGAAGGATGAAATCATGACAGATAAAACAACCCCAGCGGCTCGCCACCGCCAGAAGGCTCTATCACAAAAAGAAGTAACCAATATCACTGCGGGGCCCAATCAAGCCTATCGCATGTTGCAACTAAAATTGCGTGAAGATAAGCAGGCGTTAAAGTCTAAGCAATCTATCCAAGCCAAAATTGAGCTAAAGCGCGAATTGGTTGGTCATTATGACGAATGGATCAATGCAACTTTAACAGCCGGTAAAGGCGATCAAGACAATCTATTGACCACGCTTATGCTTTGGCATATCGATATCGGTAGCTTTGAGCGTGCGCTTGATATCGCTGAATACGCGATGAAGCATGATTTGAAAATGCCAGACGCGCATCAACGTACACTCGCTACTGTCGTCGCTGAAGAGATTGCTGACACTGCCAAAAAACTGGCTGCCAGTGGTGAAATCACTGATGAGCAAATCGCGCAAGTATTGCGAGCATCAACCATAACAGCTGAAGAAGACATGCCTGACCAGGTACGCGCAAAGCTATCACGCCAAGTCGGTGAATTGACTGAGGCTGTCAATCCAGTATTTGCATTAGATAACTTTCAAAATGCGCTGAAGTTTGACGAAAATAGTGGTGTAAAAGGCTCTATTAAACGCCTTGAGAAACAGCTTAAAGATGCTGAGCTCAAACATGAAGATGAAGCACCTCAAGAAATAGTATCAGAGCCACCTACTATTGAGCCTATTCAGTCGGATTCACCTGAAGTGCTAAAGGAATCATAATTATGCAAGTTATCACTGTTGAGTTTTTAACGTCTGAAATTGTACCTAATGGTGTTACGTTTACCCGAATAGGCGCAAAGCTTACTCACTGCCAGATTGAAACTAAGTCTGGGTTCGTCTTTACAGGTGAAAGCGCTTGTGTAGACCCTTCTCGATATAACCAAGCAATGGGTGAAAAGATCGCTTATCAAAATGCACTCAACAAGATGTGGGAGCCTTACGGACTTTGGCTTTCAAAGATTTTGCATGACAAGAATAAACCAGATTCGCCTGAACTACTAGGCGAAAACAACTCGTAGCCGCGAGCCGAGGCGGCTCATAACTGCATTCAGTTGATACTGCACATGACAATTATGACCACCGCCTCACCCTATTTTATTTTTCTTATCAATATTTGGAGTTGTTATGGGTTTTAGTGCTGTCAATCCAGTCGTAGATAACATAGTAATTACTCCTGCATTTATGCCTGATATTTCTGTCAAAGACTTTGCTGATGCAATGAAGCTTGACGGCACAGTAACACCAGCGCGAATGAAATATGCGTTGACTGATTCTGCAAATAGCGTCTGTCGTGAGTTAAAAGCTTGGACGGCCAATGCGCTACACCAGCACGGCTCTCTTACTTTAGAAGATTACGACCTGACTAATGATACAGACAAGTGTTTTAGCTTCAAAAAGGCCGTCTACAACTTAGCAAAGGCACAACTGACTGAACATTATCGTGACTATGACACAGGCAAAGATGCTACTGCTCGTACTAAAGAGCTCACACCGCAAATCGATACGTGCTATCGCAATGCACGCAATGCAATTGCTGATATCAAAGATGAGCCGCATTCAACCATTGAGCTTATCTGATGCGTGTTGTATCGACATTGCAAGGCGACACAGTAGATTTGATCTGCTTACGCTATTTCAGCTTCACTGGCGGCGTTACTGAACAAGTTATGGATCTCAATCCGCATCTGGTTGGTTACGATCTTGTATTGCCTACCGGCGTTGATATCCAATTGCCAGACGCGCCCGAACGTACACAAAAGCAGGTCATTCAATTATGGACGTAACTCAAATTCAGGTATTAACGATTGATGATGTTATGAGTAACCATCTGCAATGGTTGTTGATTACTTTGCCTGTTATCTGGGCTGCCGCTGGTGGCGCTTGCATTCGTCTATTGTTGATCCGCGCCGAGCCTTTTTGGATGCGAGCTCAAAATGCGACTGCGGGTGTATTGCTTGCAGTGATGCTGTCGGATATTACTGCAAAACTATTGACGGGTGGCAACTATGCCACTGGCTACGCAATCATTTATGGCATGGTCGGACGAGAATTGTTCGTCACATTTTATGACTTCGTGAATGACAATGTACGACCCCTTCTAATGTCTGCTTTGCGTCATTTTTTCCCTTTTTTATTCAAAGATAAACCAGCCAAAGAGGCGGACAATCATGATCATTCTTGAGACGTTATCGACTTTATCTATCATTGTCATTGCCATCGTTTGTGCTATGACAATCATTAAATATCATCGCGAGCTTGGCTCACTGGTTACGCTCACTATTTTATTTTTCGCGCTGAGCTGTGTCGGCTTGGCATTTGATGAGACCACTGGTCGGGACGGTGTATGGGCCCTACCCATATTTCGTATGCTTGCCGCTGCTGCAACCGCTACTACTTATTTTAAATTAAGAGCCTTTTGGACGCGTTATGGCGTGTTCATTAGCGCTATTAATCAATCAAAAAAGGATAATCTTGTATGAGCCCTACCCAACCGATGACACTGATTGACTGTGATTATAAAGTCGCTGCTCGCCGACTGCGCTGTGATGAAGCTGCTATCCGCGCGGTCAGTGATGTTGAGTCGCGCGGCGATGGGTTCTTATTCGACAAAGATGACAACCAATGGCGTATTAAAATACTGTTTGAGCGCCATATCATGTATCGATTGCTAGAAAAAAAGTTTGGCCGTGACAAAGCACTTGATCATGTTCGTACTAGCCCTGATGTGGTCAATACTCGTACGGGTGGCTATAGTGGCGGTACTGCTGAGCACGACCGTCTAAATAAAGCACGTCGCATTGATAAAGACTTAGGTTTAGAGTCAGCAAGTTGGGGCATGTTTCAGCTTATGGGCTTTCACTGGGAGCGTCTTGGCTATAAGTCAGCTGTTGATTTTGTGCTAACGCTATCCAAAGGCGAGCCTGAGCAGTTAGAGGCATTTTGTCGCTTTATCGAGACAGATAAACGCTTGCTCAATGCCATTCGTAGCCGTGACTGGGCCATGTTTGCAGAGATATATAACGGCCGCAATTATAAGAAGAATAAATATGACACTAAAATGCGTGACCGTGCCAAATACTGGGATAAAGAGTTGGCGAAATGATATTTGACGACAGCCTACGCAAATTCTTAACCGATAAAGTCGAGTTCTTTGCCCAGAACCCTGACCGGTTAATCATTAGTGTGGAAAAGGGCTCACTGAAATGGACTGGCCAATCATTGAGCCACCGTCAACACTATCAATTGCTAGTCGAGATTGATGAGTTCCCCGAGAGCATTGACGCCAATTTAGTCATTGTCGCTATTTTGGCATGGTATCAAGAGAATCAAGATCCAGTCCCACCAAACGGGCCATCACCGATTGAATTTGAATCCTATATATTGAGCAACTATACGACCACCGTAGTCTTTACTATCAAAGTCGAAGAAGTTGTCCATGTATCTACTGATGATACTGGTAACTACGTGTTTAATGCTTGTCCACGTCCAATCCTACACCCACCTAAACCACCTCATAACCCGTACAAATAACTATGAGCGATTTAACTGAACTAGCCACTGCATTACCTGAATGGGCGACCGCAATAGCGAGTCAGCTAGATAATAAACAGTTAAAAAAAGTCAATCGCACTCTCGCTATGGAAATGCGAGCGGTCAATCGAGAGCGTATCCGCGCACAAACCGATCCTGATGGTAGCGATTTTGTAGATCCATTGAAAGCTTCTAACAACCCCATGTTTCGCGAGCTGACCAAAGCGCGTCATCTTAAATTTAATGCAACCAGCCGCTATGCACAGATAGGCTTTAAAGGTAGTGCCGCTAAGATCGCACGCATACATCACGAGGGCCAACGCAGTACTGTCCGTCCTGATAGTTCTAAGAAATTCCCCTACCCCAAACGCGAGCTGATCGGTATCTCTCGTGCTGACAGACATATCATTATTCGAGTACTACGCGAGTCATTAACCGCTGACTAGATGCCCTGCTCTTTTTTGCGTGTATTTACTCAATCCACGCTTTTTTGTTTTGTATCAAAAATCGCAATGAGTGACGATAACGTCATGAATACATCCCCTATCGAAAACGAGCGCCGGCTCCAAAGTTTTATCAATCGAGGCATTGTCACAGACGTTGATCATGCTAATGCTCGTTGCCGAGTACAGATAGATGGGTTAGAGACCGACTGGCTAAAGTTTTCAGCAGCTCGCATCGGTAAGGTCAGAATTTGGAATCCACCGTGTGTTGGTGAGCAAGTTCTCGTTATTAGCGAGACTGGTGAGCTGTCGACTGGACTGGTAACGACATCGTTTGATTATGATGATCAGCCAATGCCGTCCGCCAATGCTGATACGTTTGAGCTTCATTGTGATGATGGCGCGACATTTATCTATAACCACGCGACACATAACCTAGAGGTTACTTTACTTGATGATTCTACTACTACGCTTATTTCCAACCGCGTGCAAATATCTGCTCGCGATGTCAGTTTTGATTGTAATAACTTTGATGTTAATTGCGAGTCCTATTCTATTGGTTGCCAGTCTTATACCGTAAACGGTCAAACCATCAATCAAAACGGAAAGTTAATTATTAATGACCAACCGTATTTAGACCACGGTCATAAAAACGTTAAGTCTGGCTCAGACACTACTGGGGGCGTTAATGCTTAATCAAGATAACAACGTCACTGTGATCAATGTCAAAGGCATGTCACGCAGTACTGGTCAGCGTATTGACCAAACCAACCATATCTTACAAAGCGTCCGCGATATATTAATGACGCCTATTGGCAGTCGTGTCATGCGCCGTGATTACGGCTCATTGCTACCATTCTTAATTGACTCACCTATTAATGCCTATTTCATTATGCAGCTTCGTGCCTCCGTCATTCATGCATTAATGCGCTGGGAAACTCGTGTCACACCAACTCGCATTGAACTGTTGACTGACGACAGTGCCTCACAAGGCGTTGCCAGTTTGATGATTGAATATCGTTATGTAATTAGCAAAAAGATTGAACGTACTTATCTGTCATTAGGCGGTGCGCTATGAGCCGTATCGATCTATCTGGCCTACCTGCCCCTGATATTTTAACGCCTTTAGACTTTGAAGCAGAGCTTGCCGACCTTAAAGCTGAATTGACAGCCAAAGATCCACAACTTGCCGCTGCATTGACGCTTGAAAGCGAGCCATTGACCAAGATCCTTGAACTGTTTGCTTACCGTCTGATGTCTAAGACCAATCATATCAACCAAACAGCCAAATCAATGCTGCTTGCTTATACCACTGGCACAACGCTTGATCATCTTGCCGCTGGCGTTGGTGTCACTCGTCTATTGGTTAAGCCTGGCAATCCCAATGCTGTACCACCGATTCCTGATGTCATGGAGTCTGATACTGCCTTACGTCGCCGTGTCCAGTTAGAGCCTGAACGAGGCTCTGCAGGTAGTAAAGGCGCTTATTTATTTTGGGCACTGTCTGCTGATGGTGATGTTCGTGATGCAAGTGTTGTCACTGCCTCCCCTGGTCGCGTGACGGTCTATGTTCAAAGCCATAATGATGCTATCGCTAGCGATGCACTACGTGAACAAGTAAGACTAGCGGTTGATACGGATGAGCGCCGGCCGTTTACCGATAGCGTACGTATTGCAGCTGGTCAGCCAGAGGATTGGAGCCTACAAGCGGAACTGACACTCTATCCGGGCCCAGATAAAGACGTAGTAATTGCTGCAGCCCGTGCACAGCTTGATAAATATATCGAGCAAGTCCGTTACTTAGGTTATGACGTTACGCTATCTGGTTTATATCACGCCTTACATCAAGCGGGTGTCCAACGTGTCAGCCTTTTACAACCTACTGCCGATATCAGTTTGCCAGATGGCAAATACGCCAACTGTGTCGACGTGACGATCAGTGCTGTGGAGTACCGCGATGTCTAAGGGGCTACTACCGAAAAACAGTACCAAGCTTGAGAAGGCATTGGATGAGCAAACGCAGCGCATTGATGCTTTGCCTGTCACTTTTGCCAGTTTGATTGATGCTGATAGCTGCCCTGAAGCTTTTTTACCGTGGCTTGCTTGGTCACGCCGCGTTGAGTACTGGGATGGTCAATGGTCAGAAGCAAAAAAGCGTGACGTGGTGAAAGGCGCAAGAGCTTTTAACGCGCAGCGCGGCACTAAAAACACGCTGACACAAGCAATGGAAAACCTAGGCATAGGTCATAGTTTGCTTGCATGGCATGAGCTATATCCAAAAGGCACACCTTATACCTTTACTGTAAAAATCACTAGCGGTCGCGTGAGCGTCCAACAGCAACAAGAGATCTATACCGCGTTAGACAGTGTTAAATCTGCCCGTGATCAGTTCTCTATTGATGCCAGTGTGGTCAATGGCTCGCAGTTTTATGTTGCCGGCGCTTGTCGGACTGGCAATGTCACTTATCTATCAACTCCAAACGCTTAGGTAACTATTTAGGTAACAATAATGGCCAACTACTATGTATTACTCACTGACTATGGCAAGTCATTTATTGCCAATGCCCAAGCGGATTCACAGCTTGCATTGACCAATGTGGTGTTAGGTGATGCTAATGATCAGCCATATCTGCCTGATTCGCGTTTGACTCAGACTAGCCTGGTGAATCAAAGAGCAAAAGTAGCCGTAACCTCTATCAAGATCGTCAATGACACGACGGCTGAAGTATCTGCCGTCATACCGTCCAATGTAGGCGGCTTTAACTTACATGAAGTGGGAATTACAGATAGTAGTGGCAAGCTTGTCTACGTGGGAAACTTCCACGGTGGCTATCGCCCAACGCTGACTGAAGGTGCAGGCGGTGACATGGAGCTTATATTTACGATTACTGCAGACAACCTTGCGACTGTTGTCATTGAAATGGACGGCAACGTGGTCATTGCTACTCGCGATTGGGTTGCCGACCGTTTTGCTTTGAAATCTTTAGTGAGTGAACTACACGATATTATCAATCAATTACAGGATGAGCTTATGGCTACCCAGTTTGAAGTGCTTTCAGGTCGTATCAAAGAAATAGAAGATGGCATTGCAGGGCTTTTAGATTTACAGCCATATAAAGTTGGCGATATTTACCAGACAACCATCAATCATTCAGACGCGTCTGCTGTGGCTGCCCATCACGGCTATGGTACGTGGGAACGATTTGCTGAGGGCAGAACCCTTGTCGGACTATCTAAAAAAGCAAGTGATCCTAGCGACTATAAAACTATCGGCAATGAGTTTGGTGAAAATGAGGAAACTCTGACGCTTGCACAGATTCCAAATCATGATCATACCGTTGATATGCATAGTGGCAGTATTGATGGTGGTACTCGCGCTGGTACTCAGAACACCAGTTCCAGTGCTGCAAATATCAAGACTAACGCTGTAGGTGGCGGTGAAGCACACAACAACATTCAGCCATCAAAAGTGGTTGGCAAGTGGTTACGTACTGCTTAAAACATTATTTATTTTGGACAAAAAAAGGATCTAGACCATGGCATCAACTACTTACCATCACGGCGTCACTGCTACTGAGACCAGTAATATCACGCCAATTATCAAGTCCGTCAGCACGAGCACGATAGCACTTATCAGTACTAGCGCTGACGCTGATGACACCGCTTATCCTCTTGATACGCCGGTACTACTGACCGGCATTACCACGACTGATGTCACTAACGCAGGTAGCGATGACCAGTTATTGCATCAATGCTTACGCACGATTAAATCTATCCAGAATACGACTGTTGTTGTTCTGCGAGTATCTGAGCCAGTCGATTTGACAACAGTAGATACGCTACTGAGCTGCCAGTCTCGCCTTGGTGTGACGCCCAAGATTTTGATCGCGCCTGAAATTGATACACCAGACATGACACGCAAGCTGGTAGAGATCGCCAAAAAACGCCGCGCATTTGTCTATGCGTCGCCGCGAGCTGAAGACGGCACGTTGATTACAGCGAAAGAAGATATTGTTGCCTATCGTGATACGTTCGCTGCTCGTGAGCTGATGCTGGTTGAAGGGGCTTTTGGTAAGCCGGTCGCGCCGGGAAAGTAACACGGCGACTATGGGCAAGTAAGCCATATCCTATGCTGGTCGAAAAAGAAGACGTTTATCAGCCCACAGTTAAGCCGTTAAACATCACAATGAGACGGATATTAAAAGACACAACGATTGACAGTGATGCATATACACCAAGTGTTAAGCCGTTAGATATTACGATGCGTAATATACTGAGAAAGCGGAATATAGATGAAAAAGAAGCCTATATCTCGTCTATTAAGCCTTTAGATATCACCCTCAAGCGTGAGCTGCTTGAAAAGAAAACGTACATAGATGAAAAAGAAGCCTATATTCCGTTGGTCAAACCACTGGATATTACTCTAAAGCGTTTACTTATTGAGCATGACGTTTACGACAATGACGCATATATCCCGTCGGTCAAACCACTGGATTTAACACTAAAGAAAGGAGTTTAAAATGAACATGAGCAATATAGGTGTAGCAGGTGAAGCGCGATTTGTCGTACTAAGAGCCGATGGAACAGTCAAGTCCGATACAGGCTATCAAAAAAACTTAATCCTAAATCAGGGGTTAGAGTATTTTGGTGGTGGCATCGGTGGAGATATCAATGAGAAATGTGTAATCGGGGCTGGTAACAGTGCCCCAGCCGTTACTCAAACAACTTTAGATTCCTTTATTGCTATTGCGACAGGTACAGATACTACTAAGGATTACAGCTACACAGATACAGGTGACGGACTGTATAAAATTTGGGAGCAAAGAAAATATCGCTTCACTGGGCTAGGGAATGTCAATATTAGCGAGGCAGGGCTAGCAAGTAAAGGAAGTACATCCTCAGACTATTACCTAACCACCCGTGTTTTGATTAAAGACGAACTGGGTGCGCCAACGTCTATGGGCTTAAAACTGGGTGAAACCCTAGATATCTATTATAAGCTCTATAAAGTTATTGATACAACTGATAAGTCTTTCGTTGTTAATGTCAGTGACGGTCAAGATATACCTACTCTGACGCCATATAACGTAGTGATTAGACCTGCTTTGGTCGGCACTAGTAATCATAGAGTAAGCGGAGGTATAAAAACCGTCCCTTACGTTAAAATTGGTACTGATGATTTAGAAGCAATTACCTCTGAACCCGTAGTAAATAATTCTGAAGGTATGATGACTGCTGAAACTTACGTAGTTGGTAGTCATAAATGTAAATTGGTTGTTAATTTTGGCCTTAATAATTCTAATGTAGCCATAAGGACTTTGTCTCCAACTTATGCAGGGTATGTTTTTAACTTATTCCCTTTCCAAATGCGCCTCGGTCGGGTGTCAGATGATGCACCACTAACTAAAACAAATAAAGACACACTGGCTATCCCACTTGAAGTCAGCTGGAGACGCTTTGAGGGTGAGCTGTAATGTTGCTCGATGACACGCTGGTTGAGCTTGATAGCGCCTCGTTTTTGCCACCACGCAATAAGTCACAGACAGCGACAAAGTGCTGGGAGCTGGGCGGTATCGCGCTATCTGACACCAGTGAGCCTATGCAGTACTACTGGTACGGCTACGTCAAAGGTAAAGCTATTTACCTACAGCGTAGCGGCGTTGAGCCAATCGCAGTATTAGCGTTTGCGGGTGATGTCACTGAGATGAGCTTTAGTTTTGATCAGAATATGCGCCCAACGATTGCATACGTCGAAAATGGCGTTGCTAAGTTGTATTGGTATGACTCAAGCGCGGCTAAAAACGTGCTGACGTTATACCCGACTATCACCAATCCGCGCTTGTCGCTTGATGATAAGCGTAAGTTTAACATCGGTAACAGCGACATTATTTTTGCGTATGTGAGTGATCACAATCGTCTGTGCTACCGCTTACAGCGCGAGCGTTACGGTGCTGAGCATGTACTGCTAACTGACACTACGAAGTCAAATGATGAGCCGTTGACGTTATCTACGATTGGTATGAGCACTTCAAACCGATTTCTATTCCTAACCAATTAATAAGGGAAAATTATGGCCCAAGTAACCCCAATCATCGCAGTAGCCGCAGCTCTACGCGCCCACCTAGACAAGACGCACCAGTACAGCTTCGTCAAGTCGCTGTCTAATGTCGCCATCGATACTGTTAGTGGTATCAAATATCCGCGTACCTGGGATCTAGAAGACCCAGATACTGAGGTCGGATACCTAAACGCCAATGACGTGACCAGCCTGATTCAGCATAACGGCTTTAGATTTTGGGGCAGTCATACTTGCTCTGATCAGCCTGAGTATATGTTTGAGCCAGTCGTGCGTACCTCGCAGTTTTTGCTCGATACTATTATCAATGGCTGCTTTCAGTTCATTGATCAGCCGCTATCACCAACAACCGTCCGTGACATCATTCGTGCCATCAATGCCAAGCTGCAGGAGATGGTTAATTTTGGATATTTAATTGGTGCAAAGTGCTGGTACAACAACGAGCTAAACAGCGAAACGTTGCTCATGCAAGGCAAGCTATATCTAGATTATGACTTTACCCCAGTGCCTAATCTCGAAAACCTTAACTTGAATCAGACGATCACTGATACATACCTGGTCAACTTTGCCGACTTGGTAGCAGCAGCGGCCTAATAGCCACCTGACGACCCTATTACTAAAAAGGAAACCCTATGTTACCTCGTAAATTAAAGAACTTCATGGCCTACAAAGGCCTTGGTAACCAAAAGCGCTATCAAGGTCAGATCCCAGAGATTGAGCTGCCCAAACTGACTCGCGTGCTCGAAGAGTATCGCGCTGGTGGTATGGATATGCCGGTCAAGGTGGACTTGGGCCAAGAAGCCATGGAGATGACCATTAAGTGCGGTGGTCATGAAGCAGATTTGTACCGCGACTTTGCACGTGCTGGTATTGATAAGGTCGTCTTGTCGTATTCAGGTGCGTATCAGCGTGATGATGACTGCAGTGTGTCAGCGGTCGATATCTATTGCCGTGGTCGCTTAGAAGAAATCGACCCTGGTAGCGCCAAGCTAGGCGACGACACAGAAGAGTCGTTCAAGTATGCACTGGCTTACTACAAGCTGGTCGTAGACGGTGAAGACATCATTGAAATTGATGCCATGGCCATGAAGTGTATCGTTAATGGTGAAGACCGACTAAAAGAGATCCGTGAAGCAATGGGAATGTTTACCACCGTCTAAACCGATCATGCAAATTAAGTGGCCAAACCAGACACCTATTTGATTAAAACATCGACTAAAAATTACTGATTAAGGATACACCATGAACAACATCGAAATGCCAACTATCGAACTAGACTACCCTATCATTCGCGGTACTGGCGACAAGCAAAAAGAGATTAAAGAATTTACCCTGCGTCGTCCGATGGGTGGCGACTTGCGTGGCCAGTCACTCATTGACATTTCAATGGCCAAAGTCGATGCCCTAGCCGTAGTACTCCCTCGCATCAGTAACCCAGTCATCCATGAGCATGAAGTCAAAAACATGGATGCCGCTGATTTGATGGATGTGGGGTTAACTATTGCAGGTTTTTTTACCAAAGCGAAACATCAGTTGCAAGCCGAAACCGAAACCGCAGCTATCCCAACCGCGTAGAAGACTGCATGGCAGACATCGCCTTGGTGTTCGGCTGGACACCAGACGCGATGTATCACATGACGATCGAAGAGCTTGCTGATTGGCGCGAACGAGCGCGTATCCGTAATAACCCTGATGAATGATAGTTTGGTTCCCTCACGAATGAGGGAACCAGGACAAAATCAGAATCATTGATATCAACAATAAAGTGGGCGCAACCACATGGCAGACCTAAGCTTCAGGGCACAGATAGAACTTATCGACCGCATGACTGCACCCATGCGCTCACTCAGTAGCCAAGCCGATCGCTTAGGTCGTCAGTTTGGTGAGACAGCACAAGCAGCGCGTAAACTTCAGTCACAGCAAGGCTTGATCAATAGCTTCAGACAACAGAAACAAGCGCTAGCTGATACCTCAGAGGCTGCTGTCCGTAGCCGTGCCCGACTACAGCAGTTAGAGCAGCAAATGCGCGATACGGCCAATCCTAGCGCCGCCTTAGTACGTCAGTTCGAGGCTGCAGGGCGTGAGTCACAGCGCTTGAATACTCGTCTTGATAGTCAACGGCAGCATTTACAGCAGTTACGCGGTCGTCTATCAGAGGCAGGGATAGATACAGGTCGGCTATCAGATCATGAGCGTGAGCTTGCGCGTAATATCGAGCGCACCAATCAGCAGTTGGCAGAGCAGCGCCGGCGGATGAGTGAGGTGCGACAGCTTGAACGTCAATCACAGCAAATGGGCGATATGCGAAACAAAGCCCTAGGACTGGCCGTAGGCGGTGCAGCAGCAACCTATGCCGGCGCACGGTTCATTCAGCCCGGTATTGAGCTGGAACAGAACCTGAGTAAAGTTCAGGCGGTCACTCGTCTGGATAAAAACAGTCCACAGTATCAAGCGCTTGTTGTACAAGCTAAAGAGCTAGGCGCGTCGACTCAGTTCACATCAGCCGATGCCGCGGCTGGACAGACGTTCTTAGCGATGGCTGGTTTTACCCCTGAATCTGTAAGAGCTGCCATGCCCGGGATGCTTGATCTTGCTTTAGCTGGTGGCATGGAGTTAGACCGAACAGCTGATATCGCGTCAAATATTCTTTCAGGTATGAAGATCGACCCCTCTAAGATGAGTAAGCTTGGCGATGTATTGGCAGGTACTTTCACCCGTTCAAACACAAATATTGAAATGCTTGGCGAAACCATGAAGTACGCCGCACCGAATGCTGCACTAATGGGTGTGTCATTAGAACAATCAGCAGCAATGGCAGCTAAGCTTGGCGACAATGGCATTCAGGCAAGTATGGCCGGTACAGCTATGCGGGCTATTATGTCTAGAATGGCATCAGGCCCAAAAGCGACCATAGAGGCATTTGAAAGACTGGGCGTCAAAACCTCCGATGCAAATGGCAACCTGCGCCAAATGCCAGATATATTAAAAGAGATTCATGACAAGACCAAGAAATTAGGCAATACAGAGCAAGCTGAGTTATTCAAGGATATTGCAGGAGAGGAAGCCGGTGGTGCTTTAGCCATTCTCGTTGATCAAGCTGGTAGCGGTGCGCTACAAAATCTCATTGGTGAGTTACAAAACGCCCAAGGCGAAGCTGGTAACTTGGCAAAAACCATGAGCGACAATACCGTTGGTGACTTTAAGTCAATGACCTCAGCCATTGATGCCCTACGCACCTCTATTTTTGATGCAAACGGCGGTGCGCTACGTGAGTTTATTCAAACGATAACTTCCATGACTCAACGCATGACCGCTTTTGCTAATGCCAATCCTGAATTAATGTCAGTTTTAGGCAAATTATTTGCAACCTTAGCCATTGGTGCCGTCATCATTGGTGGATTGGGTGCTGTGATGCTGACCATATTAGGGCCTATGGCACTGCTACGCGCATCATTAGTCACACTAGGTTTACCAACGACTTTAACCCCTTTAGCCATGCTGGGTAAAGCCTTTGGCATGGTTGGCGGCGCTGTCAGAGCGCTGACAATGACGTTAATGGCCAACCCTATTTTAGCGTTGGTACTGGCCATTGCTGTACTTGCTTTTACCATATATAAAAACTGGGATACGCTAGGCCCTATGTTTGCCGCGCTATGGGAGCGCATCAAAGCCATATTTAATATGGGGATTCAGGCACTCAAGTCCTTCATCATGAACTTTACGCCAGTTGGTCTATTTATCCGCGCATTCGCTGCTGTCTGGCCTTACTTATCTGGACTGGGCGCGAAGTTTAAACAGTACGGCATGAACATGCTTGAGGGGCTAAAAAACGGCATTTTAGGCAAAGCTCAAGCAGTGGTTAGCTCAATCAGCAACGTCGTCGGTCGTATCAAAGGTGCGTTTACTGGCTCAAAAGGTATGGATATCCATAGCCCCAGCCGAGTCTTTGACAGCTATGGCGGTTATATGATGCAAGGCTTGGGACGTGGCATATTATCCAATGCTGGTATTCCCGTTAGCGCTACCAAATCCATCGCTGGCCAAATCAATGACTATGCGCCCATCAGCATCGACAGCCGCAAGTCTATCTTACCGCCTCGTAGCCAGTCTGGTATGGCAATGATGGGCGGTATGAGTAGTGGCAATATTACTATCAACATCAATGGCGCAACCGATCCGCAAGCCGTAGCGCGTGAAGTCCAGCGCGTCTTGGCTGGTGAGCAACGCAATCAAATGGCACGTCAGCGTAGCCGCTTATTTGATATTGATTAAGGGCATGTAAGGATTATTTTATGTTAGCCAGTTTAGGATTGTTTGTATTTGAGACCACCACCGCCGCATTTGATGAGATATCGCGCAAGTCTGGTTATCGTTTTGGCACCGGCAACGCGGTAGGCACTCGCCCCCACATGCAGTATATCGGTCAAGATAACGATGATATTTCGTTATCAGGCACACTATATCCAGAAATCACCAACGGTATTGTATCGTTAGATGAATTACGTGACATGGCTGCCACTGGTAAGACCTACGCGCTTATGAATGGCAATGGTTACTACTATGGCATGTGCTATATCACCGATATCAGTGAAACCCAGTCTCGCTTACTGAGTGATGGTACTGCCCGTAAAATTGACTTTAGCCTATCGCTAAAGCTTGCTGATGATAGCGAGCGTGAGCAAGTAGCCATCTTAGACCAGGATCGAGCAGACGTATGACTAACTTATTTAAACTCACAATCGAAGGTATCGATCGTACAGCGCAAGTCGAGCAGCGTCTGATTAGTCTCTCAATGACAGACAAGCGGGGTACTGAAGCGGATGAGCTATCACTGACGCTATCTGATCATGACGCGGCGCTGCCCTTACCTACCAATGGCAATGAGATAAGGCTATGGCTTGCGATGCCAGACACGGGCGACATGATAGATAAAGGTACATTTACGATTGATGATGCTGAGCATAGTGGGACACCAGACCAATTACAGATCCGCGCCAAGTCAGCTGACTTTAAGTCATCGCTGAAGGTAAAACGTAGTGACAGCTATCACCAGCGCAAGCTGGGCGATATAGCGCAAACAGTGGCCAAGCGTCATGATTTAATATTGGCCATTGATGGCGCAGTAGCCGCGATGATGATTGATCATATCGATCAGCACCGCGAATCTGACATTAATCTATTGACTAGGCTTTGTGATGACCATGATTTGATGTGTACGATTAAGGCGGGACGGCTGATTATCAAACCGATTGCCAATGCAAGATCACCTTCAGGGGCGGCATTGGGAACAGTCACTATCACTCGTCAGTCTGGGGACAGTCATCGTTATAGTCGCGCCGATCGTACCAGCGACTATGACGAGACGACATCGAGCTATCATGATGATAAAACTGGTAAGACTAAGCATATCAGCGTCAAAGACGGTAAGTCCAAACCACTAGATGCCCTACCCAATGACAAATCTCATGTACTGACTAAACCTGCTAAGAGTAAATCAGAGGCGGTATCCAGGGCAAAAGCGAGCGCCAACAAAAAAGCCCGCCAAGTGGCGAGCTTTGATTTGACGTTAGCAGTAGCGCGTCCTGATATTATCGCTGATAGTCCTGCTATCGTGCGAGGTTTTCGACCGTACATTGATGAGCATCAGTGGACGGTCGTTGAGGTCAGTCATGATCTATCAGGGAGTGGTTATAGTACTGGTATCAAGTGTGAAGCTGGAGTTTAAATTAAAAAAAATTTGTACTCCTACTCGAGTTTATCGAAGAGTTCGTGTATCATTCTAACGTAGAGGAGATATAAAATGAACATTGAAGCGGTAGACTTATTCTGTGGTATCGGCGGTCTCACAGCAGGTCTTATTAAATCTGGTGTGACAGTAAAAGCTGGCTATGATATAGAGCCTTCTTGTCAGTATGGCTATGAGTATAATAATAAAGCTAGCTTTATTCTCAAAGACGTAGCTGATGTAACAGCGGATGAAATTAACGACTGGTATTCTGAGGGCGCTATTCGCCTACTAGCTGGCTGTGCACCATGCCAACCTTTTTCTACCTACAATCAAGGTAAGGATACTACTTTAGATAAAAAATGGCCGTTGCTTTATCATTTTATGAGGCTGATCGAAGAAGTTCGTCCTGAGCTTGTAACAATGGAAAATGTACCTGATGTTACCAAGCATAAAGTGTACCATGATTTCGTATCCAAGCTTGAAGAATTAGGCTATACCGTATCTGCTAATAAAGTTGATTGTGTACAGTATGGAATACCACAGACGCGTAAGCGTCATGTTTTGTTGGCGAGCTTAATATCAAAAAATATTGAACTAATACCACCAACACATGACAAGCCTGTAACGGTGAGAGACGTAATTGAAAACTTGCCCATTTTATCTTCTGGCCAACGAAACCAAAAAGATTTTCTACATATATGCCCAAAATTAAATGAGCTGAATATGAAACGTATTAGAGCTTCTAGGCCAGGTGGGACATGGAGAGACTGGCCTGAAGAATTATTAGCTGCTTGCCATAGAAAAGAATCAGGGAAATCTTATAGCGGTGTTTATGGTCGTATGGAGTGGGATAAACCCGCTCCAACTATGACAACTCAATGCTATGGCTTTGGTAACGGTCGCTTTGGACATCCATCACAGCATCGTGCTATCTCCTTACGAGAAGCGGCAATCTTCCAGACTTTTCCAGAAGACTACCAGTTTTGTAAGGGTGATTTTTATATCAAAGAAGTGGGTAAGATGATTGGTAATGCTGTTCCCGTAAGATTAGGCGAAGTAGTTGGTATCAGTTTATTGAGAAGCGCGTAAGTACTTTTGACGGGTTAGAAAGTTATTTAACCCGTTAAATACCCCCATCAGCACAGCCTCAACGCTTTTCAAGTTATCATCAATAGTATCAATAGGCATATTTTGTCCACATTGTGCGAAAGACTCTGACCCATGTGCCAATAAATTACGCTTATCCTTTATAGCTTTTATGATTTCAGTATTCCATAATAGAGCCTCATCATCGTGTCGATAAGGCAAAACTCTAATACCATATTTTTTGCAGTATTTCTCTATTACACCACAGTCAATATTTCCGCTAAAAAGCTTTCTCTTATCGTAACCTAAATCAAACAATCTTTCTCTAATGTCTCCATTATCTCTAGAAAACTCTGATACTTTTTCTTCAGTCAATCCTTTACTAAAAGATTGTAGAATTACTTTATGTAGTTTTTCTGATAGATCTAACAGACTATGACCTTCTTCTTTTATAGTTTCATGTATCGCATCAATAGATTCGCTCATTGTCGACTCCATTAAATTGTACAACAGAAGATACGTCGAAGCTCTTAATGTTTTTTGCAGCTCCCTATCAATAGGGTAAGAAGGAAAAGTGGGATGATCTATATATCCATTTGGATGGATGTGATGCTCATTAATTACACTTGGAGAAGTTATATCCGCTAACTCTTTTACAAAAAGAACGTAGTTTCTTACTTCTTGAAGTCTCGTCGTAAAGTTCTCATAAGCAAACTGGAGATTTGTGTTACTAATTTGCATCTAATCTACCTCATCTTCCAAATCTACCTCATCTCCCAAAAGCTTATTTTTTACAAATTCTATTCTTTTCTTAATTTTCGGTCTAGAGTTACTAGCATCTGAACGTATCATTGCTAAAAAATCAGGATCTTCATACGCCCAGTAATTATCAGTTGAAGAAATACCAGAGTCCTCCGCAAGTGCTAAACTTGATCCGACAGACATAGCTTCAAAACGAATCCTAGATACTGATTTTGAAGTAGCAGATTTTCTAAAGCCATTAGGAAAATACTTATCAACAAACTCCAACATATCTAAGAATTCTTTTTCTAACTCATTTTTTTTATTATCATCGAATATCTGATCCATATCATCAATGTAGTCATCTAAGAAACCAAGGACACTATTATCTGTTGTTCCATCTTTTCTTCTCCCAAACTCTAGATATCTATCTCTATAAGCAAAAAACCTTAAAACATACTCTGTTCTTTCACGTCTTTTTACTTTAGATGCTGCCATTGGCGTCATAGTAACAAAAAGCTCATCAAGCGCAAGCTGTCTAATAAAATCTATAAATTTGCTATTTTTTGTGCCTATCCATTTTTCCATATCCGTAAGTTTAGTGCCTCCACTATTTAAGCGATCAAACATTAAACGCCTTGCATCTTCATCAACGTTTTGGAGTTCAATCATTCTAACAGTGCTACGCTTGAAACGTTTCTGTCTGACAGGAGGTAAGTCACTAAATATACTGCCTTCTAAAATTTTAAGACGCTCCATACCAATCAAAGTTAGTTGGTCATTTAAATATGCATAGATTGTTTGAATTCTTTGTGCACCGTCAATAACCTCTACATTACCTTCGGTATATGGATCTTCATCTTCCTCAATATCTGCGACGAATAGATAAGGTATAGGTAAACCTATAAGTAAAGATTCAATAAACAGTGACTTTTGCTTCTCACTCCAAACAAATTCCCTTTGATAATCAGGTATAAAAACTTCAGGATCTTGCTGTGATGGATTAAATTTCATAGCAATAACTTCAATTGGATATTCACGAATATCAAAATCAAATTGCTTTTGATTATCTTTAATTTCTTTTTCAACTTCTGTGAAGTTCAATCTACTAAAAAGTTGGTTTTGATATCCCATAATTATATTGTCCTTTACAGATGAAGATTTATTTTTCATATAACTAAAGTTATCGCTTAATTAATTTACTCACCGCAAAGCTTCAAAGCATCAGAAGTCATATTACCAACGCTAATCTTAGTCCCTTCTATATCTGGATTATCCAACCAAAACGGCTGTTCAGGTGTGACAGGTATCCACCCAAGTCCCTTATTATCAGAATAAGCACGACTAAAGCCGCTTAGCGCATAAGTTTCATTGCCAGCATCAAAATAAGCGGCCTTATCAATACAGCCCAGCACACCGCTATTATCAGTAAACGGCCAGTCACCAGCATAGCTGTCACGGCTTACCGCGCGTTCATTATCCGCTACAACCTCAGATTGAGGCTCAGGCTCACTACAGCCCACCAGCGTCAAAGCGCCTAATCCAATCAAAAATCCTTTTTTCAAATCACTCACTCCCTTTGTCATCTTTCAAACTATCTGAAATGCTTTTCCGCACAAACGCGCCAAACTGCTCACGGGTCAGCCCAGCATCTTTAAGGAAACTATCATCAAACCCTACGCTGATAGGCTGTGGTGGCGACTCTTCAGCAGCAATACTGGCTTCAAGTCTCGCCACAATTTCCGCATTCATAGAACGATTATTTTTCTCAGCCAAAGTATTAATTGCATCTTTTAGCTCTGGTGACATTCGGAGTTTGTATTGAGGATATTCCCTACTCATGTTGTTTGCCTAAAATATTTCATCTTACTTGATAAAAAATACATTGACAATTAAACCACCGTGGTTCAATATACCCAAATGGACTACAGTGGTTCATTAAGGAGATATTATGTCAAAACAACCCCAAGCAAAAATCAGATTCTGTGATGAGAATTTGCTTGCTTGGCTAAAATCACAAGCGGCACTCAATCACAGAACAATGAATGCCGAAATCAACTTTCACCTTGAGCAAGCCATGCTCAAACAACAAAAGGAAAGCAGTAATGTCAAATAAGCCCAAGCGTCAAGTGGTGGAAAAACCATCGTACATAACGCTCGACCTATCACCACAGCAAGAAAGACAGCTTATAGTCATGGCGGTTAGTAAATGTCTAAAAGACAAAATACAGGAGATGGCAAAAGATGCTAAACAGGCCTAACACCACCCAGCAGATCAACACTTATATCCGCAGTCAGCAGTTGCTATATCGTCACCTGCAATTATGTCAGCGCATAAAAAAGGCAGACCGCACCCGCCAAGATGTATCTGCCTTCACCACAAAAGAAATCAACTTGATTAAAGTTAACTCTTTTAACCAATCAGCTCAAGGAGCTAATTAGTATGTCACAGTATAACACAGCAAGTAATCAACGTAATAGCAGCCAAGCGCTTGCCACATTGTCATTCAACGGCAACGACCTCAACCCAGTTGAGCGCGAAGGTCAGATTTGGATGACTTCAGCAGATATAGCGAAAGCATTAGATTATGCCGATGTGCGTTCTGTAACTAAAATATATAGTCGCAATGCAGAAGAGTTTACATCAGCAATGACAACGGTGGTCAAATTGACCACCGTTAGAAAAACGGGCAACGTCGAAATGGACAATCGCATATTTTCGTTACGTGGCTGTCATCTCATAGCCATGTTCGCAAATACCAAAGTTGCCAAAGACTTCCGCAAGTGGGTACTTGATATCCTAGACCGTGAGGTCAGCACACCAGCTATCGAGCAGCCACCCGCTATCACCGATGCCGACTGGATGCGCTACTCCCGCTCGATGACCATTCCCGAGATGGCGCAGTTTACAGGGCACAGCGAGCAACAAGTCATTAACGCCTTGCATAAGGTAATGGGCAGTAAAGTACACACTACCAACCCCGCCCCAGTCATGACGCCTGAGATGCAATACGCCCTTGACCAGTTTTGGGGCTTTATCGCCACACAAAACATCGCGGCGCTCAACCACAGTCACAAGCCGCATGAGTTAGCGATTAGCATTCCCGAGGTTTATGAGCTAGCAGAGCCTTGGCAGCTACCAGATACCAGCCTGTTATATAAGGCGCTACGCCTGTGCGACACGCCGCGCTTTCATCGTGCCAATGCTGTCATTGCTAGTGAACGAACGAATAAATCACGCCGTGTTTGGATATTTATCAAATCGTTTGGCCAAACCGCCATTGCAAAAGTATAAGGGGCACTATCATGACTACTCAATCAAATAAAAGTCTGCGTGACTACATAATGAAAGGCGATACTAGCGCAAACCATGAAAGCATAATACGCAATTTATTTAATGCGCTATTTGTTAGCGAACGTCAGCATAGTATCAAAACCGACCATACGCCTACTCATCCAACAATGATGACACTGGATATCTATCACGTACAGCAGCTCATACAGTCACACTGTGGCAAACTTATTACGCATATGGAGATAGTTGACGCTCTCTACGATTTAGAAGAACCCAAGCTATTACAACCTTCGACCATTGCTTTTAATTCTGAGTTAGATGGTAAAAGAATTAATGCAATACGTTTAGAGTATGGTCATACTAACAAGACCATTCCACTAGAAAAATCTAAGACAGACGAGATTGCCCTCGAACTATCCCAAGTAACCTTTGCAGAGACACCAATCAAGCCTGGCAAGTGGGAGACAGATGCCAAAGCTTGGAAAACCAAAGCATTGAAGCTACATGAACAGCAGACCATTGATAGAGACACCATTCAATCACTGCGTGGCATCATCATTGACATGGCAGAGACACTGCACGTAGCAGACCCAAATGCCCGTATCAGCATGACCAGTAGTGACCTACTGGACTTGGTACACAGTCAAAACGACATGTCAGACAATGCGTTCTAATAATTTAATTGCACAAAAAAACCAGTCCGCTAAGACTGGTTTTTTTGTGCCTGCTTCTTATGTATTGCCTCGTTTGACTGTATCGATTAACCCCAGTCCCAATGTTGCCAGTGTTTTATAGTCATAGTCTTCATTGGCATTTGCTCCGGCTTGTACCAACGCTTCCTCTGCATGATACATCGCACTCAATAGCCTATCTGATGGATTCTCCAGATCTATCATGTCAGGTAAGTGAATTAGACGCTGATGATAGCTTGGTACGCTGCCATGTGCTTGCACATCGAGCGCAATATCCTCTAAACGCTGACCAGTCAAGACATACATCACATCAAACCCAATATTCCACAGCTTAATTAATAATGAAGCGGGCATATCGCGCTTGCCTGTTTCATAGTTTTTATAAGTAGTCTGTGCAATCCCAATCGTCTTATCATCATAAACCTCAGTCGCCATGAGTCCCAATCGCTGACGCTCAGCCTCCAATCGCTTGCCTATTTCAATTAAATTCATAAAAACCCCCTATAACTTCATTTGAATGGTTGTAAATAATTTCATTTGACTGTATTATAAAACCGTACCACGTTAACACGCTTTCAATTAGCTATAGGATACCACCAAATGACCGAAACCACAGTACAAGCCACGCCAAAGGGTGAGCTGCCTCACCTAAAAAGCGGTAAGCGCAAATCGGTGCAGCTAAGGCTTACGCCAAGCGAGCATAAAGAGCTAATGCGTACCGCAAAAAACGAAAATCGCTCTATGAGCTTTGTCGCTCATCGCCGCTATCGCAGCGGCCTAAACCAAGAGTAAAACCAAGCTCAAACCAAACCAAGAAGGAAACCAAACCATGAACCCAAACACCAAAAAGCTACGCGATAACCCGATCAAAATCAGTGTCGACCACTACGACTATCAGATATTACTGGCCCATTCCGAGCGGTCAGGTATCGAGATGGCCACACTGGTCAGACAGCTAGCCATGAGCAAGATCCATGACCTGATGTTCCGCGAACAACCTATCGCTATGATACTGCCATCACAAAACACAGTCGAGATGCCATTAGGTCACTTTTGGGCGATGACACAAGCACCGGTCAGTACCTCAGGAGTCACCAGCCATGCCTAACGATATCTATATCCACCCAACCCCTGCAGAGCAGCGCTTACTTGAGCGTAAGGCTGCCGAGCATGGAGTAAGCGTCGATGAGTTTGTCGCTTGGGCACTGAGGCAAGCACTCGCTGAAACAGATAAAGAGTTACAACTCATCGTCAAACACTAAAAGAGGTCATATATGCGCTGTCCAGCTTGTCATTCCAACTGTTTAATCCTGCGTACCCGCGTCATTACTGACTACTTACGCGACATAGAACACCGCTGCAAAAACGATGAATGCGGACACATATTTGTCACTCAGCAAGAGTATGTACGCTCGATAGTCAAGCCAGACGTGCAGAAAGACAAACCAATCAGCGCAAATGCCTAACCAAACTACCAAACCAGACGAGCAATATTATGCAAACCATGCAAGATGATACCCGTAGCGAGCTAATCACTCGCCTCGTGCAAGATTATGGTCTCAAATTCTCAAGCGACCGTCAGTTTTTGCGTTATGGCCGCTGCCCGTCATGCGGCAAAAAGGAGTTATTCACCGGTGCTGATGCGCCGTGGACGATTCAGTGTGGCCGCACTAATAAATGCAATTACCAAGCATCTACTCGCGATATTTACCCAGACATATTCGCCAATTGGACGAAGAAAAACCCACCAACACCCAGCAACCCAAATGCCACGGCTGATGCTTACCTTCAGTCGGGACGTGGCTTTGATATTGTCAAATGGCAAGGCAGCTATACCCAAGAAGTATTCAAAGACTTCTATTCTGACTTTACTTGTCCTAGTGTTCGTTTCAACATCACAAGCGAAGGGCAAACTCTAGGGTATTGGGAACGGTTGATAGAACCCGCCGCTAATATAAAAAAAGCCCGTGTGCAAACAGGCTTTAAATTTAAAGGTCATGCTTGGTTACCGCCAAAGCTGCATTTACAGCATGGCATCTGGTCATATGTGAAAGAGCTATGGATTACTGAAGGCATCTTTGACGCCATGGCACTGACTGAGAACGGTCTACATGCTATTAGCAATATCACAGCGGGTAACTATCCTAATATCACGTTAAATCAAATCAAAGTCAGGCTCGATGAGCTTGGTAAGCCATACCCAAAAATTATCATTGCTCTTGATAATGATAAAGCAGGACAGGCTCAAACTGACAAACTGGTGGCCACCGCACGCCAAAACGGCTGGGATGTCACCGCCGCGCAGTCAAGTGAGTATAGCGACGGTGCAGACTGGAACGACCTACACAAAGCGGGAAAACTCACTAAGTCAGACCTTGAACGCTACCGCTTTTATGGTGAGCTGCTTATTGCTGAGACAGCAAAGGACAAGGCGCTACTGACGTACAACCAGTATGGCACCACTAGCTTTTATATGTTTTTCAACAGTTGCACCTACTGGGTAAAAGTAGACAGCGAAAGCTTTGATAAAGCCAAGCAAATGGACGCAGACAGCGAACCGACAGAAGATCTATTCAATACTGAAGAAGAGTTAAAAGAAGCCGTACAGCTTTGGCATGACGATCTAATGCAGTCCTGCATGACTGTCACTCAGATTATGAACTGTCAACCGCAAGCGCTCTACTATCAGCAAAACCTTGTCACCGATGAGTCGTGGTATTTTTTTCGTATTCGCACACCACAAGGCGACACTAAAAATACATTTACCGGTAGCCAGCTCTCTGCAGCGGGTGAATTTAAAAAGCGCCTATTATCAGTCGCGCCTGGCGTCATTTATCAAGGCAATTCAAAGCAGCTCGACATTATGTTAGGACGCATGATTAATGGCATCAAGACAGTAGAGACCATCGATTTTATTGGTTATAGCAAAGACCATCAGACTTACATTTTTAACGATGTCGCTATTCGTCACGGTCAGAGCTATCCGCTCAATGCTGATGATTATTTTGACCTGCCAAATAATAAGAGCCTAAAGACACTCGCTGCCAGTCCAAACATCAGAATCGGTGACCGCCCCAAAGATCCAGCAAATTGGTTGGCAGACATCATATCTGGCTGGGGTGTGCAAGGTGTCATTAGTCTGGTTGGCTTCATGGGCAGCTTGTTTGCCCAGCAAGTACGTGATCGTCAAAAGTCCTTTCCTTTTTTAGAAATTGTAGGTGAGCCTGGTACTGGTAAATCAACCCTACTTAGCTTTTTTTGGCGCTTGATAGGTCGTGACGGCTACGAGGGTATCGACCCCAACAAAACCACTAAGGCCGGTCGTCTGCGCTCATTATCACAAACCTCAAATATGCCTAGCGTCTTTATTGAGTCTGACCGTGATGGTGCTGGCACTGGTCGCAATAGTCAGTTCAATTGGGACGAACTAAAAAACCTATATGACGGCGGCACGATTGGCACACGCGGCGTCAAGTCAGCCGGCAACGAAGTCTATGAGCCACCGTTTCGCGGCACTATCGTCATCAGTCAAAATTTGCCCGTGGTGGCGTCCAAGGCAGTGCTAAGCCGTATCTGTCACCTATTCTTTGCATTGGACAACCAGACCCGAGATTCTGAAGCAGCAGCCAGACGCATCGAGGCGTTACAGACCGAAGATGTCAGTCATTTCTTAGTCGACATCCTCAAGATGGAAGACAAGATACTGCAGGTGTTTTTTGATACCAAAATAGCGCACGAAAACTGGTTAAAAGACAGCGGTGTCAAAGCTTTTCGTGTCGCGCATTGCCACGCGCAGATACTCGCCATGTTTGATGCGATGAAACTGGTATTGCCAGACTTGCAACGCTTGGACGGGGCCGTTAAGCAGGAAGTATTTAACATGGCAACCGAGCGCGATCAGACGCTTGATACCGAGCACCCGCTCAATATCCAGTTCTTTGATGTGCTCGAACGATTGAATGCAGCGCCCAACGCAATCGAAGGTGCTGGTCATCATATCCGCCGTTTACACATCAATCACAGCAAAAACCCAGAGCTATTGGCAATCAGCATGCCAGAGATCTATCAGCTTGCGAATGAGTACCGCTATGACCTACCGCCACAATCCGACATGCACCACGCGCTACGCCAGTCTAGGCAATTCAAGTTTGTGGCAGCAAACAAGACGGTAGCGTCTCAAATCACGGGCCGTAGCATTCGTTGCTGGGTGTTTGAAATGCCTAAAAACCTAAGTCTCACTTAAAAGGAAATCAACTAATGAACATTCAAAATCTAATGAAGTTAGCCGCGCAACGTGCTGAAGAGCAAAGACAGGCTCAAGAGTCCAGCAAAGTAATGGAAACGTTTCGAATGATGATAATGACGACTACGATTAACGACTTGGTGAATCAAGACGCTCTCGATAAAACTTTGCAAAAAAGTGCTGATAAAACGCTGAACATGTTCAAAAGCGACTGTAAGCCTAGCGATGGCGAGATGGAACAACTTGAAGCGATCGCTAACCTCGCGAAAGTGGAAGTTAAAAGAATATTGAGTGAGTCTGCAAAAATTATGAGGGTTAAGTCATGAACCTAGTCCGCGCCCTATTCCCTTACAACCGTGAAAGCCCTTTACATTGGCTGACCTTCGACACGTTGAGCGGTCAGATGATTGACTGCTCGATGCACCCAACGCACAAACAGCGAGATCTCTATCAGGGCAAGCATTACAGCATCAACAAAGACAAGATTGAAATGCGCTGCAAGGTCGAAGTCTACCAAGAACGTAAATTTGAATCACTCACAGAAATTAAAATTGGAGAAATCCTATGACCACCAACCTGACGTTTGATGACCATAAGAAGAACATTCAAATAGCTATTAATGGGATGAAGTCAAAACTTGAACCACTAAACGAAAAACTTAAGCCACTCGATATGATGATTTACATCAGCGATATGAATACCTTTTTAAACCCGTTCGAAGCAACCAGTCGAACAGGTTTTAGTATTTACATCAATGCAGATGAGATCGAAAAAATGATGGCAATGAGTGACGAACAACTAATCGAAAAACTAAGGAACTAATATGAGCGACATTATTGACCGCGCCAACGACCAAGCGCAAGAAGAGTTAGAACGCAACTTAGCCAAGGCCGCACGTTTTGATCAGCCATCACTGGCCGAGTGTATCGATTGTGGCGAAGATATTCCTGAGTGCCGGCAGCACTTAGGCGGTGTCACCCGCTGTATCGATTGTCAAAACAATATAGAGGGACGGAGGTAGCCATGCCATTACCACTAAGTTTATATCGTTGTCGTGACAGCGTTTGCATAGCAACTGATGAAAGTATGGTCAATGAGCATCTGAACCGTGATCGCATGGGTAGAAAATCCCCAGTAAATAAAATGCCAGAAGGTAGCGTTATCTTACATAACAACAAGCCCTACGGCATAGACGAACTGACCAGACTGGCGCATAAGAAGGCAAAAACAATGAAGCTGGATCTAGACAACCCATTCTCAATCATCATTGATGACAGGTTTATCAAATGACTATACTATGGACAAAAAAACAGCCCTCACAATTGTGAGGGCTGTTTCGTCAAATCATTTGAGCCAAAAGCCCCAAACCAAGAACTTTTAAGTGGCTCAATAGTTACCAAACCAGACCTTTATTATAGCGTCAAATCCGTGTAAAAGCTAGTTATATCAGCATTTTAAGACCTATCTACACACGTTTTTACGCATAGGAGCATCCAAAGTGGCCAGTATTGAACCACTCAAAACCAGTATTCGCATTATTTGGTACATAAACGGTGAAAAAGACAGCGAAACCTTACTAAACACACCACCAACCGCAGCAAACAAGGCTAACGCGCAAAAAATAGCGGATATGGTCGAGCAACAGATACAAATGGGCATATTTAACCGTGATGCCGTATTCCCATCATCACCAAAGCGACAAGCATCATATTTTGGCTATTATATCCCAGTTTGGGAGAATGCCGAGCAAAGTACAGTCTCCCCAACGACTTGGACGACCTACACCAGCAAAGTGGCCAACCACATCACGCCATATTGGGAAAAGAAGCAAATAAGCAAAATCAGTGCTGAAGATGTCGAATATTGGGTATATAAAGTGCTTAGAGTCAATCTATCACCGAAAACGATTGTCGATATACTAGGTTTATGGCGATCAATATGGAGTTATTGGGCACGTCATCAAAAGAACCCTAACGATCCAAGCCAGTACATTAAGCTTAACGCAAAAGATCCCAAAGACATCGAGCCATTCTCTCGTGAAGAAATCGCATTAATCATCAATACCGAAACGGACACGACCTTTCGGAACTTATGGACGGTCATGTTATGGTCAGGTCTATCCAGTCATGAGCTAATGCCACTGGCCGTAGAAGATGTTGATTTTGATCAGGCAACAGCATATATCAGACGTGGCTTTGTGAAAGGCATTCATAAGGCGACTAAAAACCGACGACGCAAACGGCAAATTGAACTACTACCGATCGTAGCGAATGCCTTGGACAATCAGCGCAAATTGTTAGCCGATCAAACCCCTCAAGTAGTCAAAGTACTTGAGCGAGACAATCACACCTATGAAGAACAGCATCTTACGTGGCTTTGGTACAACCCGCGCACCGGTAGCCATTACACATACCCACAGCTTGAAAAACGTTGGAAACGCCACCTTGATAAATGCGACATACCCTATCGCGCTTTAAACAATGGTCGTCATACTTATGCAAGCCAAGTATTATCAACAGGCATTATCAGCGCCGAATGGTTAGCCAACCAACTGGGCCACGTAAATACAGACATGATCCACAAACACTATGGCAAATTCATCCCCAGTGACACGCGCCATATCATCCGTAACTTAGCCAATGCACTAGACAACAGCCAATAA